TTGCTAATGCAGAATATAGTATTGATGTTATGCCGCCGCCGACGAATTGTAGCTGACCACCGGATATAGATAGGTTAGAATCTAATGTTATTCCGTCGATGTTTCCACCTGTTCCTCTACCTACAAGTTCTTGCTCATTTATTACTAAATCACCTGGACTTGCTGCAGATCCTGTATTATTAGTCTTTATTGTATGTGCCGCTGACGTACCTAGTTTTGCGTTGGTTACTGCGCCTGCGCCTATCTTACTTTCAGTAACCGCTGCTGCACCTATCTTCGCTTCTACTACTGCGCCATTCTGAATTACTAATGCAGGATCTCCTACTGATGCGTTTCTTACTTCTCCTGTATTGTATTGAATAGCTTGTTTGAAAGTACTTGTTACGCCGTTCTCATTTGTATATGTTCCATCCTGACCTGCTACTACTAATGTAGTTACAGTCTCTCTTATTATGGTTGATCCACCTATACCGTTATTATGAGTCGCAATTGTCTTTCCCGCAGGTAATGTGCCTGTTACAGAAGAAACTGCGCCACCGCCGCCGCCTAGACCACTAACGTCTAAGTATGCGCCACCGTCGCTACCTTCTGTGATAGAATTGTCTGCGTCTGCGGAAACTATTACAGTATTTGTAGCATTTGGTTGGAAAAATCTAAAATACCATACATTTGAAATATATTCAAAAGCTGCAAAACCATTGCTAAACTGTACTAATATTGTACCTTTATCTTTTATATTTGCAGGCATAACCCAACCTGCTAATGGATCAGACGGATTAAATAAAACTAAGTTTCCATCTCCATCATTACTTTTAGCTATTGCAGAAGATGACTTCACAATAATTTTACCCATCTCAACCGTAAAGTCTTTACGGGTTATATCGCTTAATTTTATTACTCTTTTACCTGCCATTATATTTTTTTATTATGGGTATATTTCTATTTTAAAAAGATTTTTGTTTAATAATTCATCATATAAAACGGGATTTACTGTAAGCCCATCTGTCTCTAAAAGACCTGTATAGATTTTTATCTGTTGGTTATTAAAATATAAATCTGTAATATAGAAAGAATTCCCTAAGTCATTAGACTGTGGTTTCCCTAAACTTATGTCTGTTTTAGCAGGATTTAGAGTGCCATTTGTTATATTTACAAGATATTCTCCATTTGTAGTATATTGAAATGTAATATTAAGTCCTGTATTATTGGTTATTATATTTTCTGTTGGTGCGCTTGTCCCTACTTGTGTAAGAAATGATTTATATACTCTAGGACCTGCAGGTATGTACTCACTACTTGGATAGAAAAAATTTAAAACCCATAATGTCCCATTAAAAGTATAATAACCTAATCCGTCATTAAAAAGGACATGTGCAATTGCATTTACTTTTGGATTTGTTGGCTTTCCCCAATAAAGAAGTGGGTCTAACTCATTAAACCCTGCCATAGAACCATCGCCAATATTTGAAGTAATATTATAAGAAGAATCTTTTACTAAAAGTACACCTGCTTCTACTTTATAGTCCTTCTTCGAAAGGTCTGCTCTTTTTACTAATTTCGCCATTTCGTTTTTTTATTATGCTGATAAATCATCAATGGTTATGGTAGAACAAGTGTCTACAATATCGCAAACAAGTATTTCTGATACTACTGTTTCTCCTCTTTTAAAGAGTATTTTTTCTTTAGGCGCATCTGTTGTTACACTGTATAATGTTGCTGAATACAAAGGCGGTATTGTCTCCGTACTTAGGAAAGGTCCTGCTACTACATCTCCATCAACTATACAATATATTCCTACTTGGAAAGTAGCTGCTTGTGTCGGATCAATTTGATACCTTGTGTAAGTACCTGTTGCTTGATCAAAATTTAAGTTATCTAGAACTGTATTTACTAAACTTTCAGGAACTACTCTCCATTCTGTTATCCCATAGTTACATGGGGTATCGTTTTCTGCTGCAGAACATCTACATCCTTGACCTGATACTGCCGCCGCCGCCGGAGCGCACTCAATATCTAATGATGGTCCAAGTAAGATATCGATACTTATATTGTTACCTGATTCGGTATCTGTTATTCCTGATACTGATATTTCCTTTGTCAATTGTAATGGCAATGCCGTTGCAAGATTTGTTCCTGATGGTAAAGATGTCTCTACTATCAATGCCTTCTCTTGTCCTACATTAAGTCCATTTACAGTCCATAAATCTGTCGCCCGATTAAGAAACGTACTTGCTGCCGTTCCGTTACCAAAGGTTTGACCTGCGGTATCTGTTACGTCAGATGTACGATGGTATATTACCGGTGTACTCCAAGTAAGTTGAACTGTTACTCCTGTGGTAAGGTTTACAGTGCCGTTGTTTCTAGCTACGATTTTCCACAATACCTTTTGTGTTGGTACTGTGATAGTTTGTGGTAAGTGATTTACTCCTATATCAAATATGTTCATTATTATCTTTTTTTTAACTGGTTTGTAAATCGATACCTGAATTAACCTGTAAGTCTAACGGTGCATCTTCGCAATTACCTGTACACTTATTAGCTACTTGTCCTTGTGGGCAATATACACCTATTGATCTATCGTTAAGTTTGAAGTTAAGTACTGTCTGCTTACTCATTGTCCCTTTTACGCCTACTACTTTGATCGGGTAAACTGTTCCGTTTACGCAGCCTCCGCCCGTAGATATAACTATCAATACCTTAGTTCCTGGATTGAAAGTAATGCTTGATACACATACCGGTACATTTTCGAAATAAACTGCATCTGCTATCCAATTTGGAATATTCGCCGTTGCTGTTGTATTACAATCAATACTGAAATCAAAAGGCATCATAGTCACGCAATCAGCAGTTAAAGGGTCACAATCTCCTGGACATCCTAAACATTGGTTTCTCATACAGAACCAAATCTCTCCTGTCGCTGATTGGATACCATTCTGTTGTCTGATCTTATATCTAAGTCGATACTCTTTTCTTTTCTTCCAAACTTTCTTGAAATTTACTACTACATTTCCTATTGCAGAAACAGTAGCAGAATTTATACCCGAAGTATCGAAATCGAATAACTCATAAGTATAATTAAATCCGTTTGGCAACTTAATGTTGGTTTCATCGCCTATATTAAAGTTCATTGTGCCGCCTGGGATAGGTCCTACGTCACATCCCCATCTGATAGTAGGAGCAACTATACACCCATCGCAACTAGGAGCGGGTGTGAAAATCGTTGGACTTCCACAACCGCACCCATATGTTTGATATAAACCCATTTATTATTCTTTTATATTATTATTAATTAGCAAGTAGGGAAAGTAAAGTTAGGATATTCTACGTCCGGTCCTATTTGTACTGTTGGTGCTGATGCTTCGTAAACCCTTAATACAAAGTCATAATCATTGCCTTCATATGTTGCCTTCACAAATGTATTAGTAAATCCTACTCCTTGTGAAATCCCATTAGTACAGTTAAAGAAACTTGTATCTTTTGTGAATGGCGCAGATGTAAACAATGGCGTAACTAAGTCTGTCGCATCAAATATTTTAACAATATATGATCTAGATCCTGTACATGGTACTCTGAAACTTCCAAAATTAAATGTTACTCCTGAATATGATAATCCCGCTCCGCAAACTGTGCTTATTGGTCCTGGCGTACCTCCGTAAAAGTCAAATGTAAATGTACATCTAGTATAACTTAATGCTAAAGTCTTATTAACAGTACATGGTGGATTTGCGCCTACTTGGTACGTAAACACAAAGTTAAGCGATGTAACTGATTCATTAGGATCTAATCCACTTGCATCTATTGCTATAATGTTTGAGCCTGGTACTGTTCCTGTCTGACTAATTGCAGTAGATAACGAACCTGTACCTGTTACAGTGTATCCTATTGATACTCCTGTAATATTAGTTATCTGTACATTAATGTCTTGGCATGGTCCTGATGGTAAGAATATTACCGGAACGTCAGGGCAATTCCCGCCTATTGGAAAGTCTTGAATTTTTGTCGCTGTACATCCTTGCGCATTTGTTACATCTACTTGTACTGTGATAGAACCTGCTGTTGTTGGTACGAAAGTATATGTATTGCTATTTGTACCAACATTTGTGCCGTTGATCTTCCACTGATATGTGCTGAATCCTGCGCTTGCTGTCAATGTAGCACTATTACCTACAAGTGTTGGTATTGGACTAATTGTGATGTTCGGCGGATTTACAAAAGCACTAGAAGTTACTGTGTGTGCTGCTGAATTGTACTGACAATTATTTGTACCGTTTGTAAATACTATTCTTGCTGTTACGCTTTGGTTTTGTGCAAGTCCGAAAGTAAATACTGTAGGAAGTAATACGTTGAATGTTTCATCGATTGTTTGGTCTACCCAATTCCCTGCGATAAGTGTCTGCCATCTATAAGTCCAAGAACCGTTTGGCGTTTGACCTAAGAAGTAGTCATAAGTGAATACAGCATTTCCTGGACCACAAAGGTCTGCATTTGTGAATATGATAGGCTCTCCTGATGGACATGAGCAATTTGGTATTTCCACTGTATTTGTACTTTGACATGATCCACTTTGTGCTACTATTGAAGCACTTGTAAGTCCTGTGATACCTGTTCTTGTCCATACTCCTGTTGGTGATTCTACTGCATCTACATTCTGTATTTTAACACTTGTTGCTCCCGTAGCATTTACTACTACTGTTACTGTATTATTTGGTTGACAAGTTGCCGTCGAACTTACGATTATTGGACTTGCTGTAGAAGTGACTAGCAATGTTGGATTAGTTGTTGTATTACAAGTGTCTGAACCAATCAATCCTGTGATCTGTATTTGACCACTTGTTGTGTTTGGCGTATAAAGACCATTGTATTCAGAACTTGATTGAACTAAATCCGTGATCGTACCTGTACCATTAGATGATACCGTAAATGTTGCTCCGTTACCGTTCAATATTCTAAATCTAATCGGACTACCAACACAATACGTGCCTGCTTCTATCTCTATGGTTGGCGTTAAATTCTGACCACCTATTGCAAGTGTTACCGTTTTAGAGAAGAAAGGACATGATTCACCGTTTGGAGAAGAAGTCAATGTTACTTGGTAATTACCTGCTGCCCCAAGGCTATAAGGAATAAGTAACTCGTATCTACCATTTACTGTAGTTGCGTTATTGATGGTTGAAGTCGGTGTATTTACTGTGAATACTGAACCGCTTTCTGCAAGTATTACTAATTTTGTGTTACCCCCTACGCATATTGTTGAACTTTCAAGATAAACTTCCGGCTCGATTGGTGCGAAAATAGTTACTGGCGTGGTTGCTGTTTGTGCGCCGTCGGTAACAGTTACTATATAATTACCTGGAATTACATTAGAAAACTCATTACTTATCTGTGGTGTGCCACCATTTAATGAGTATCTTACTGTTGTTGGATTAAATCCGAACGCAGATACTACGATGGTTGGATTGCCGCCGATTGGATTACACTGTCCGTATGCATATGGTGTCGGAATAGGTGTTGCTGTAACTTCTGTATTACACTTAGGAAGTTCTATTTCTTTTGAACAACCATTTGTGAATGTTACATGAACTACTAAGTAACTCATACCTATTAAATCTTTAGGTATAGATTTAGTTATTGTACCTGTGAAGATTCCATTTTGTGAGAAACCTGACAAAGTAGATACGTACTCTATTCCGCCTGGTCCGCCAAGACCAAACTTAATGCCATTTATCTTAGGATCTCCTGTCTCTTGATTGATAGATACAATTACTCTTGAATTATCTTCTCCATCTTTACAGTTGAAGTTTATAACCGGATTTGGCAAGCTGTATGGGTGACTAAATGTTCTTCTACAAATTTCTTTGTCTCCCACGAATTGTACCAATGTTACAGATGTAATTGTTTCAGGCGAATTAACTGTAAATCCTGGTGTTAATTTGCCAATCCATTCATAAGCTATCTTACCATTGAAGAATAACTCAAATCTTGTTTGTGTCTCACTCGGTACACTATAACTTGGCGTATTGAATTGAGAAAGAATATCATTAATCGGACATGGATTAAATGGATCCGTGATCTGAATACTTGTTTGGCATCCTGTATTTCCAAATTTATATTTGAACTTATCAAGGTTACAGAAATACAAGTTATCTAAAGATGCTTCGTCACATGAACAATCTGACGATACTTTATAGTTGTATCCGTTCCAAAGTTCTCCTTGCGGGGATGAAAGCGGATATGGATCGCCCGCAGGTATTTCTCCTGGACCATATAATGTATCTGTGTATTTACCGTCTGCTCCTTTGCTTGCATAAACTTTACGGAAAATCTTATCTTTTGTGAAAGATTCACCTGGTTTTGCTTTCTGCCAAATAAGCGCAGGTTTTCTTGTTCCCGCAGAAGTTAAGCCTTTTATTGCATATACTTGATTTACGAGTTCCATGTTTTGTGAAACTGAAGCTGTACCTGCTATCTTGAAAAGTGGCGTTACTAAGTAATCACAATCACTTTCAAATTCTAGTTTAGAAGAAACAGAAAACTCAACTTCATAACCTATGAATACTGTTCTACCTCCTGCTAATGGAGCGCCAAGATTAAAGTTTTCAAAAATAATTTCTGTTAATCCACCTATTGATTTTGTTTCTTCATATGTTTTAATTCTCTCTAGGACTGTTCCTGTATTTATATCTCTATAAATTGCGTATGATATTGCTTTTATTTGCCCGTTTGTAGGCATCTCATTATCTAATATTGACTGATTAGTTGTATCGTTCAACAGTGGGTAATTGAGGAAAAGCGTTTTGTTAGATACGTTACCTTTTCTAAGTTGTAATCTAAAGTTTCCTTTTAGAGTTCCTGAAATAGATGTGTAATTAGTTGGTATAACACCTGCTGTAATAACAGCACAAGAACATGGATCTTTGATGTCAAACTTAGCAGTAAGACTACAATTAGCTTCGTCTTTGATTAATTCAGCGACATCTTTACAACCTCTATCAGGATCAGTCTCGCATTTTGTACCTACACACTTACAACCGTCTACTTCTGCACATTGCGTACAATCAAAGTTTGCACAATTGACACATTTCCCACGGAAACATCCACAACCTGGAGGACAATCGCTACCGTTTGTACAGTCGCCGCCGCAATCAGGCAAGTCTCCACAATTTGTGCCGTCAGGACATCCACAACCAAGTAAATTATCACATGGAGTACCACAAGGTACACTTCCACATGGCTCACATGCTCCTGTCAATTTATTACATCCGCATCCTGGACCACAATCTGTACCATTAGTACATGATCCTGCACAAGGATTTGGTTTACATTTACCGTCTGTCTTATCGCAGTAACAACCTGGTCCACATGGCTCACCATTAGCACAACTACCTGAACATGAAGAACAGTAGCAAGTACTTTCGTTTAATCTGATACATGCGTTGTTCGTGTCACATAATGGACTATCACAATCACATATTGGTAAACATCCGTCTTTTACACATACTGTACCTGGAGGACATATTGTTGGTTTACATTTACCATTAACTGTATCACAAGTTTGACAATCTCCACAATCAGAATCTTTTGTACAGTCTATTTGTACACAATTACCATCTTGATCTTGTACAAATCCTGGACAACAATCACATTTATTGTCAATACAACATTTATTTGCGCCTACGCAATCTGTTTTACTATTACACTCTACACAACCTTTTTCGTCGTTACATACACCTGTAGTACATATAATAGGTTTACACCCTGTCGAAGTACACTCATGACATGGTGGGCAATCGTTTTTATCTCTACAATCTATACATGTGCCATTTGGTCCTGCATATGGTCTGTCTGTTGGACATTCACACTTACAGTTTTGGCATACTTTATCACCTGGACAAGGCGTTTCGCTGTCGCACTCTGCGCAACCGCCACACTCTTCGCTGCAAATCTTTCCTGGACCACAATTACTAATACAGATATGTTTCACTGGGTCACAAATAGAACAAGGTCCGCAACCTGTATTGTCCATACAAGGGCAGATTTCTACTCTCATGTCTCCGCAAGTATCACACTCTACGTCACATGAAGCGACACCATAAAAACATTTTTGATCACACCCATCAGGTATGGATATAGTAATTGTTGTAGCGTTTTGAATACAAACAACATCCGCACATTCAGGCTGTTCAAAAACGATATTAATCTTATCCGGTGGACAACTTAAACCGTTTGCCCTGACTATATCTGCTACACTTATTGTATATTGCTGCATTCTTGTATATTATTAATAATAAACTTATAATTTGTCTTGTTACAGGATATTTCCCCTGCTGAAGTAGTCAGAATTACACAATCATTATCGCTTGGGTCTGACTTTATTGATACACCACATTTATTTAAAGCTGCTATTGATTTTGCGGTAAAACCACATTTTTTAGCACTTTCAAACGCCGAGTATTCGATTTCGCACTCACCTTTTTTGATGATTGCATTATATTCCAACTTACACTTGCCTTCATCTATTTTTACACTGTAATCTACTGCGCACTTTTTGTCAGCTTGAATTACTGCCTTAGATATGATCTCGCATTGGTCATTTTCTTTAGAAACTACACTGTAAATGAATTTACATTTATTCTCTATGATCGGTGTTACTGTGATCTCCGGCGAAAAGCATAAGTTATAAAAAACTCGTTTCCATCTGTCAAATGACACACATTTAGGATTTTTAAGCAACCATTCATCCATATTTGATTCGTCACGGACTTCATTGGTGTACTGTATTGTTTGATTTCCTATAATTGCTATTATTTCTGATTTCAATTTTGGAAACTCATTTGGGCAAATTGGGTGAGTTACTTTCAACCCTTTTTCTTCCCACAACAATCCTTCGTGCATTTTTAATAGTATATCCTTATATACTATCAGTTCTTTGGTCTTACTCATGCATACTATAGGATATCCAAATCCTAAATATTGACCATAAGGTTTACCTTTATTTATTATAAAACTATCAATTCTGTTTGACAAATCCATTAATTCTTCAGCTAATGGATAATTGCAGTTCTTTACACACTTTTTACACCCGCAAGACTTTCGACAATCCCTGTCTTTACATTCACTTGCGCATGTGACCTTGAACCTTTCCCATGCATGCTCCTGGAGACCTGCATCCTTTAAGCAGATCTTGAAGATCTCTGTATATGCGCTCGCCGGATGTTGTGTCACCATATTCATACAATATTTTCATTATTTCAAAATCCTGTCGTAACTCCTTGAAAGTTTCTTTATCTCCTGTGGTTACTATCAGGTTATTTATATCTCCTTCCATATTGGGGAAGAAACCTATGTTCTTTTTGATCGGAACTCCACAAGATGTTACTTCTATACAATAGATTCCATCTTGTAAACAGATTACACTTTTGTTCTCTGCTGAAAAAATCTGACTATTCCCCGCCGGCATCATTAACTCGAAAGTTTCTTTTGCAGGCGTTTTAATTTTTAATGTTATAAGTCCTGAAACATCCAACATCTCTTTAAATTCATAATCAGATAAATCTATAATAGAATATAAATCATCTGATATTTTTCGGAACTCGAAGTTGATATGTTTCGCACAAAACTTACAGTTCATTAGTTAAGTTTTGTTCCTGTATTCGGATCTCCTGCTCTTACTGCTTTTGCTTGTTCAAGTGTGCCAAAATACAGATCGCCATTATCTGCAAAATATAAACCCTTCTTTATGGCTTTATTGTGACTAGCTAACTGTGTAAAACCTATGCAACAGTCATAACCAAAACATCCACATTCTAGTTTCTCTTTAAAAATATCGTTAATCAATCCTTCGATCAACATATTTTTACGAGATACCTCGTGAACTATATTTTTAAGAAAACCTGATAAATTCATTTTGTGTTTTTTATTTTAAAAGATGGGGTTATCACACCCCATCCTCTTGAAACGACTATTTAATAACCAAAACTCCAATTATGCTTATTATGCTACTACTTCTACCGTTCTGTATGCTTTTACAGATGGATTTGAAGTTGCAGTGAATGTTAACAATGTAATACCTATGGCTACTGGTGTTACTACCCCTGTTGTCGCATTAACTGTTGCTACTCCTGGAACGCTTGAAGTCCATGTTCCTGTGTTAGGCGCTGTACCTGGCGTTGTTGTTGTACCTAAGTCAATTGGCGTATCTCCTACTTCCATTGCTGCTGTTGCTGCTCCTGTAATTACTACTGATGTGGCAATCAATGGATCAAAACAACTCCATGTGATCTTATTGCATCTACCCAAGGTAGCGAAGTAATCAAATATGGTCTTGATTGATGCGAATGTCAAATTATCTGTGGTAGGAATTAAGAGCAATGTTTCTGCTTCAGATGTGCTTGCATGATAGTTTCCTACCGGCCAACCTTCATCGCCTTTTTTAACAAGCAAGTTAACTGAACAGTATGCTGTTTCACACTTGATATTGAAAAGAGCATCCCAAAACTTGTGGTTATTCATTTGTTGTGGGTACTTTCCGTAAAACTCTCCCCCCTCCCACATATTTGCACCTCTACCACCGATTGATTGTCTACTTTCTAACAATGTGATAAATGTATGACCGAAATTAAATGGGTACTGTTGTTTTTGTACAAAATGGACTTCAAGTTTATCTTGTCTAAATCCTTCTAATCCATGGATATCGATGATTTGTTTATAGAAGTTATTGAAGTTCAAGTTTGTTGCAGGCAAACCACAATTACATGATGCCGTGATACTTTCAGTATAGAATCTAATCAAACACTTAGGTGAGTAAGGTGTACCTGGCTCTCCACATGGCTTACAGAAACTTGATACAGGAATATCTATCCATGGATTTTCTGTAACAAATGGGATAGGACCTGTTGCTGTTGTAAGTACTGCTGAATCTAAACAACCCCCAATTTCTATTTCATACTGGCAGCATTTTCCCATGCCACCTGCGATATTTACAAATACTGCAATGTCTTTCAATTGCTCTGTCAAATACTCCTGAATTTCAGTAAGTACTTGTTCTACATCTGTAAGATCATTCTCCGTGAATTGCGTAAGATCAATATTGGTAATTACCGGTGTTATTGCTTCCCCTGCGCTATCTGTTGATTTTGTGATTGTCAATGTTTCCAATCCTGTAAGCACATTACAAGATGCGCAATCAGTACTTCCTGGAGAAAGACATACTTTATGTAGTAATCTACCATATGGAACTGCAGCCGCCTTAATAGGGAAGTAGATACTATCTCCTTTATTGACTAAACCTACTTGTTCAATCTCTTTGTCTTTACCATTGTATCGGTTAATCTCCCACGCAAGACCACAAGCGTAGTCCCAACATGAAACATTAGGGTTTGGACAACCTTCACAATCTGTTGGATTAGGCGGTGCGTAGTTGAATTGCCATTGTTTAGTACCGTCACCACCATACATCAATTGTGTATAGTAATCTCGGTATTCAATCGCAATAGAGACACCTTTCTCCCCATATGGGTCCACGCAGTCGAAATACATATTGACTTTCTGTGGAACTGCACATTGTGGTAATGTATTGGTAACGAAAAAGGAGTCTTTACAAAGGTCCCAATCAGAACCATTTATAGTAGTCAATCTCTTTACTTTTTTATTATCTATTAATTGTTGAGTTACTACTGCAAGTTCAAATACATTAGTAGTAGGTAGATCAGTTGCGTCAATAGATTTATTTGTATTTGGAACCCATAAAACAGGCTGACCTACTTTTGGGATTACTTTCCCGTTAGCGTCATGGACATCTTGGTTCCTTGGAAAGAGAACCTGATTGTTCGTGGTTGCTATGAATCGTGATGAAAGGCTTCTTTTACCCATTTGTTAAATTTGTTTAATATTTAAAATTTTATTTACTTGAAGATTAAAATCTCCTGCATTATCTGTCGCTAAGAGTACTGCTATCTCTATAAGTGGTAAATATGCACCTTCTCCTAACATTAAATCTACATCTTTTGTATATCGCTTGTTGTCGTGGTATATATACCCATTTCCGGTTTCATTAAGAGTTGGTGCGTGTAAGTCTACAGGTCTTTGTAAGTATGACATATATGCCTTTTCTATATCAAAACCTTTTCTCCAAATCTTAATTCCATCTTTATTTTTAGTCCTGAAAGTTTGCTCAAACTCGAAACTTGGCTCCCAAAATGGATTGTTTATCGCATTTGCTGCGCTTTTATCCATTATCGGTGTTGCTTCAAATTTTGCGTTACACTCACCTTTCTTCGCTTCTATCCTTCCATATGTTGCTACTGCAAATCTTTCAGGATACTTATAAAGTATGTACTCGTCCGTTTGTTTTTCAATCTGTAAAGGGAAGTCATCTATTTCGAGTGGTCTTAACCATTGATCGAATACTGGATTTTTTGACCTATGTGTTAAAATCTTATCGAAAAGTATATCTTTCGCCCTATTAATTATCGCAACTTTTCGAGATAACTTTAAATCTTTATATTTTTTGTCATCAACGTCATGAAGTGCGTTGGTGAAGTGCCAAACTACACTTTTAGCGTCCATTACTTACCTTTTTTAAGTTGCTTTACTTTAAGTTCTAATGCAACCATTACTTTGTTATTCTCCGGCTTCATGAAAAATTCTTCAACTTCTTTACCTGTATTTCCACAAGCCATATTGTCGTAGTAATACATGTCGCCCGATTTTTCAATTAATCCCTTAGCAAATGCGTATTTAACGTTCTGACTAATCGTAAAATGATCTTCAGTTTGTTTTGATACAGCTTCTACGAAGTCACCAAATTTCATACCGTTCTCAATTCTTTTCTCCCTGTTTTTATCCAGGTGTTCAAGAATTAAATCTTCTAGGTCTTTGTCTTCTGATTTTGTAGGATCATAAAGGTTGTCTCCAAGTTGATCAATGATAAACATCTTTCTGTCTCTAGACATACCGAATATGGCTCTCATGGTATCTCTACTATCCACAAGCGATGTGTATTCAGTTTTTATTGTGCTTTGTGCTTTATATTTAGGCTGTACAATAAACTTTACCTCACTCATGGTTTCAGGTCTTCGTTGGTTACCGTCGTCAACGAAGAAATCAGGGTCAGCTTTCATGACACTGAACCAAAAATAATCTATTGGATTTTTTGTTGGATCATCATCAATTGTCAATTCGATTCCTTTGTTATCAATCGGTAAGAAAAGATCTGAATGATTCCAGAAAGCATCTATACCAAAATCTACCTTCGCTGTTTCAATTCTTTCATCCTTTACAGTATCAATAAGATTAAAGTAAGGGACTATTTTATTTAGCGTCTCCTGTGAGATACTAATCATCGGTTTATTAGTTGGATACTCCTTCCTTACGGCTATTGTTGTCCTTGTGTTGGGCATTGCCCTATCCATGAACTTACCTTCTACGACATCTTCTCCTTTTACCTTCCTGATTGTTGTACCGGAAGTCAGGTGTTTATTTATTCGCTTAGGGTTAAACCTTACTACATACGTTTGTACCATTCGTCTCTCTATTTTTGGTTATTAATCTTTGAAGTATATATCGGGGTACAAGATGTGCAGACCACTTATATTAGGCACATAAATACCTTTCTCTAAGTCGTTCACCATTTTGTACATACGTCCACTGATATCCGATGCTGATTTGTAATTAGCCGCAGCTTGAAGCGTAGGACCTGTAGGTGTGAATTCCGCTACAAAAGCACCGTATTGCTCCATTACCGCATTTGAATACAAATGGATTGCATTGTTAATTGGATTCTGTGGATCATTAGGCTTAGAGATCATGATAATGAACCAGTAAGAAGAAAGTTTGAATCCTTTCCTTACTTCTCTTTGACCACTAAGGATACCTTTGTTTAACAATTCAGAATTATGGAATATAACTGTACCGTAATTATCTAGGTATAGACCACGGATTTGTTTTCTATTTAAGATTACACCTTTTCTTGGAGCATCTAAACCTGGAGCAGTACCATAGATCCAATCGGTATCTATAACACCTTGTTTGTCCATTTTCTCCAATTCAGGTCCAAGCAAGTCCCAACCACCATCACCTGTAAGTACATCGACAACCAATCCTTCTCTTTCTTGGATAGTCATCTTAGTTATTTGTCTTCTGATACGGTCAAGTATATTTTCTACACGGAATCTTTGATGATAGTATATCTCCGAGTTTGCTCCACGGAAGAAGTCCATAAATGATGGTCCTAAGATATGTTCGTAATGTGTGGTGCCGTCAACTAAGAAGTTTTCACCTGGCTTATGTCCACGTCCAATCATTAGGTATCTATCAAATACCATGTCTGATTCCATCTTAAACTTAACATCAATGTCATTGAACATAAACGTTCCCATCTTGTGCTTAAAGTCGTCTGAACCTTCTGATTTAACTACAAACTTTGTACCTACTCTCCATGCTTCATCTGTAATATTTACAGCAAAACCCATTTTTGTCAATGGATACTTGTAGCAAACGAAAGCTTTTCCGCCAAGTTTCATCTCTACAGAACCCCTATTTACTGCTGCTTCTCCTCTTACTGCCCCAATATTATGGAATCTTGCGCCTGCGTGAAGCTTAGAAACTAAGATATAATCTTCGTATTCTCCTCCTGATACTGCAAACTCGTACTCATATCCACCTGTCCCGTCAGGCATACCCATATTTCTAGGGGTGAACTGGATTTGTGGATAATCAAGTAATGCATATATGTTTTTAGTAGTAAGGTTACCACTATCAACCGTCATGGTCCAAATGGTCTTGTTTCTACCAACAGTTTCTTGCCCAGGAGCGATCTCAATCTTACGAATTTCGTTATAGTTTTCCTGTTCAGGAAGTTCTACATAGATAGTAACAGAATCTTTTCCATTAAGGTCTTTCTTAGTGATACGCCTGTTTAACAAGTCGAAAACTTCCGATTTTGGACCCAAAAAGTCCATTTTCTTCAATTTCATATCATTAAGCAACTCGTAATAATCACTAGTCCCTTTCAAATGTGGGTAAACGTGATACATGCTCTGTGCATTCAGATACAATCCAATATCAGCTTGATTATTTATGTTAATCTCCTTGATTTTGTATTCATTAATTTGGCCTTGCACCTTTATCCCTGTATTCATTAAACTTTAATTTTTGTTTATAAATTACTTTTAACCGTCGAGAAACCATCGTCCTCTTGTTTTTTATCGTAAACCATTTCTGTTTTCGAATTGATATCATTCATGTAGTTATTAAGTAAACTACCTGCCTGTTTCTGCTTTTCTTTGTTTTCTGACTTCATCTTGATTTCTTCTTTCTTATCTAAGAAGAAAAGAATGTTTTCTTTGATTGCATCTTTTAAGTTCTTTAGAGAGTACTCATATTTTTTCTTCTCAAAAGCGTTTACTTGTTTTTTTGTACCATCAGGAAGTGTGATCTCTTGATCTTTCTTCGTCGTACCTAAAACATAGGCATCGATTTCTTCCTTGGTAAATTCGTTATCTTTTAAAAGATTTGAAAATACATCATTCACTTCTTTTTTCCTATTCGTATCGAAGTCAACTTTCGCTTGATGCATTTTTTTAATTTGATCATCAATGTCAGTTAAACCTTTTTCGGCATACGTTCTAAGGAAGTCTCGCCTTTTATCAATCAAACTTGCATCATTTCGCTCTATATCTGCATCTACATAACTTTCAAGGTCGTCTTCTGCGATGCCTTTTAGTGTATGGTATGTAGCATACAAAGTTTTTAGATTTTCAAAATCATCAGGAGCGATTTCTTGTTCTGCAAAATCTCTAACAGTCATAAACTCCATGTATTGATTTCTATCAATGCCATAAGGGATTCCTGTTGCGATTGCTAAAACTTCTTCATCGATTCCTTTTTCATTAAGTATGTATTCTCTTGCTTTTTCTAAAAGCGCAGAATCAGGATTACTGAATTCAGTTTCAATGATTTTTGATGTAAGATTGTCAAGATACGAATCAATCTGTGTGTCGTCAGAAACATCTATGTCAATTCCGGACCTTTCTTTTATTGAGTTTGACAACTCTTTTAGAAGTGCTTGTTCATTATACGGAACCATTTTAGGTTCATCTTTTTTGGTCTCTGTTTCTACTGCAGGCGTTTCTACAACTGCTGTTTCTACTTTAACTTCTTTTGATTCTATTGTTTCCGTTTGAACTTCCGGTTTTTCATCTCCGGCTGTCGTTACAGGCGAAGGAGATTCGCCTGTATTTTCGGGTTCTTTAGTATCATTATATACAGTAGATATCACTGTATCAAAATTACTTTCAAACCCTAAAAATTCATTTTCCATTGCAAAGGTATTTATTATTTTTTAATATTGTGTAAAAAAGTTTATTTTTTTTCTGATTTTTTGTTCTCTGCCATTTTATCTGCTTTGTAAATATCAGCATTTACTTTCTCTTTAGCTATCTCTAACTTCTCTTTTTCGATACCCATTTGATCATCATGCATTGATTTTTCAAATAATCTGTTCTCCTCGTCTCTCTGTATTTGATCAGCTTTACCGTCTCCATTGATGTCATTAGCATTTGCCATCTGCATTGAGTTAATATATGCCTTCTCTTTGCCTGCATCTATTTTCTCGTATTCTAACTCGTACTGTCTATCAAGTACTTCTGTCTGTCTTTTCTCTGCTGAAGCATTGTTTTGAGTAGCCAAGTCTTGCTCGTGTCTTCGTTTCTCCATCTCTCTGCGCTCGGTATAAAGTCTCTCTGCCTTTGCTTTTTCTTTAAGACTAGGCATATCCTTTGATTCTATGGCTTCGGTCATTGTTTCAAAATTACCACCTGTAGCCATATAATTTAAAAGCATCTCTTTTGCTCTCTCTAAATTTCGAATATCTTCAACAGATGATTCTACTTTGTATTCAAATATGGTCCCCAGTAATTCATCATAATTACCTTTATAGTGTGCCATCAATGATTCATCAAGATAGTTTTCAAGCATTTCTTCATTGTCTATATAGGTAATAAATGCTGCTTGTGTCAATCCTTGCATGGTATTTTTACGTATCTGCAAGTTTGTTTTATAATACCTATCTAGCTGTCTGTCCGGCGCCGCTAATGAAGCTTGAATGTTTGCCTGGTTCTCATACTGCCCACTTCCTCCCATCTTAGCAGGATTGTACATTAATGTTTTGATCATCATCTGCTCATAATATTGGGCAAGTGATGTATATTCAGGTATTGATATACCGGATTGCATTAATACTGCTCTTGTTCCTGCATTTTTTTCATTACCGCCAAATTCTTCGTCTTCTGTTACAATTGTCTTTAACTTGTAAAGCATATCAAAAAATCCCTGTGGACCACCTGAACCGTCGAATGTTTTCTTATTTACTAATAATACTGATCCAAGGTTACTTTGTATAGCTTCACCTATAGATTCTTGTATATTGTTAAATCTCATTTGATAAATCTTTGCAGGATCCATCATAGATAGGTTCTTGACGTTGTTCATCATATTATTGTAAACACCGCCATATATATTAAGCTTTGGCTTTGACGTATCGTATGGATCTGTGTACTGTCCAATAACAGGACCCATGTCTGCATAAAGAAATCCTGCATATCTTTTAGCACAAAAAGTCTGCGGCATTACAGTATCCCGTATTTTGATGTCACCATTCATTTTATCAAAACGGTAATGTTCACCTCTAACAAACTCTACTAACTTATTCCCTACAACTCTTGTGACAATTACTGCAGGAACAGTCCATCTCCAAGTTGGATACTCTACGGCTAAACCCATTCTTCGTTCCGCCATTGCCCCGCCCATCTTGTTCATAAAAGCATTTGCCCACAATACACCATTTCTTCCATCTATCATTGATGGTACAAACTCTTGTGATGCATGGTCTACGACTCCGCCACGGATCGGAATGGTATAACTTTGGCTTTGGTCTATATTTGCTCCTCCTAACCTGCTATAAACAACATCTGCATCTGTTCCATGAAGTCCGCCTGTAGGTATTGCAGTGAACATCCTATGTATTGTATCCCAATCTTTATTTTTTAGTACGTGGTAACATTCCTGGACTACTTCCATGGGTGAAAGATAGTTTCTTTCGTTTGCCCAAAGACCATCTTCAAAAAAGTTACTACTATATGATAAATCGTATGATAAATCAGGAATAGAAATAGGTTTCATATAAACTTCCTTGAATCCAATTTCTTTTCGGTATGCTTCTTCGCCACAAGTTATCATGAAATCAATACCTACATTGAATTTATCGTCCATTTCATTTCTCATGTATGAAATCTCTTTCAATCGCATCATAAGTGCTTCCGTATCTAATTTGTCATTTTCCATAAGGTTTTTGACTTCATCAGATAAAGAAGATGTTACGATATTGTTTATATCGGACTGTCTTTGTGATAATTCTTCTTCTCCTAAATTTAGTGGATCTCCATACTTAGCATCTACTTGTTGTGTCGCCTGCGCTACAAGTGGTTTCACAAATATCTCTTGAAGTTTATTTTTTATAACAGCCTTCTGTCTCTCTTTTCGAGATAACATAGCATTTTTGGAATGATCAATTATCTTTTCTTTCTTCGGTTTGTTCTTAAAATCACTAGCAATTCCTCCTGTAACTAAGTTAAGATACGGGAAGTTATGAACTTTGTCTCTACCATAAGAAATGGATGTTTTTTCATCTAATCTTATATTTATTACACTATCAGACTTGATATCATTCCATCTACCCATATGGATGTTCATATTTTCAAACATCCTTTTTTGCTCTTGATCAGATCTACTTTGGTTTGCTACCAAATCTGTTACAGTACGCAAAATAAGATTGTCGTGTTGACCTTTTTCCTTTGTACTATATACAAATTTTGTCAACTCGTGGACGGAGCCTGGAAGCTTCTCGTCTATAAAATAATTGCTCGGACTAGCCATCAGTACGTATATATTTCGTGTTCAAAATCTTTGATCTCCTGCTTAATGCCTTCATACACTTGTTTCAAGAGATCATTACCTTCTTTTGGTTCGTCTAACATTTTCCTTATCGCATATTCTTCCATATACAGTGCAAAGATATATAAAACTGAAACATAATCGAAGTTATTTTCTAAACTCCAATATATTATTTCTTCCAAAAGGAATTCAGATGGTATTTCGTCCACCATCCAAATTTCTTCTTTACTACCGTCTTCGTTCTCTTTTGTGTCAACCGAAGCTACTAAAACTTTTGTTATAACGTTAGGCGTTTTCTCTTTCATATGTGGTAGCATATACACGCCTTTCTCAGTTTTCTTTTGAGCGTTTATAATTAATTTACCTATTGCTAAGCTTGGATTGTTTTCTAACAAATCATATAAACCAATCTCTTTAGTATAAGTTAATATATGTGGAAGGTTTACCTCTGGCGCTAATTTACTTCCATAATACAATGCCATATTTATAGCTACGTCATCATTGTCTTTAGGTAGTACAAATCTAAATATTGATTCACATACAATATTCATTCTTATACCTTTTCCTAATCCATATATTTTGAAAGTTGCCACTACACACATTGAAGTACCCGCAAGATCTTTTACAGGGTCATATACAGTTAAATATTTTGCTCCTTTTTCAGGAGGTTCGTACATTAGTATTATCCCTTTTTTCTGCTCTTCGGTCATCTTTTTAAGGTCATCAAGGCAGTGGATAGGTAGTATGTTTTTTTCTCTATAAAACCCTACTTCATTGGTTTCTTTGTCTCTTTTAAATCTACCTATATCATAGGTTGTTTCTCTTTTATTTATTGGCGTTCCTTTCAGTGTGTTTAATCTCTCCGATGCCCTATCCACTGGTATTATACCACTAGATGACTGCATGAATATATCTTTATATTCTAATGGGAATCCTGTAATATGTGTTATGTAGTCTTCTAGTCCTTTATTATATTCGTCTCGCCTTTCTTTACAGCATTGTTTATATGAATTTACTGTATCTGTATTGCCTAATTCATTTCTGAAGATATCTCTACGATATATGTCATTTGTAAATAAACCAATTTCGTTTTTATTTGTAGGATCGCATAAATCAGGAAATCCTAAAGCATTTATTTTTCCTGGGTTTTTAAATAATTCCATAGACTTCATTACTTTAGTAACCTGTCCACCAGTACCTGCATACACCTGTGAAGCAAATTTAGTCTCTCTTTTCTGTGTTGGTTCTGTGGCTTTCCAAACTCCATAAGGATCTAACCATTCCCCTAATTCATCCATCATGGCAAAGTTACTCGCTACCCCTACTGCCTTTGCTACGTTTTCTCCAAATGTCAATTTATGCAACTGCGAACCATTACCTATGTCAAACGACCTATATCATTACCGTAATATTTTCTATATTGTAAAAGAAGAACCAAATCAGCCAATTAGAATAGAGCATCCGACATTAAGAGATGTAGATTGGTTTATTACTTATAACTTCATGGTAATGGAAGGCTTTTCAA